ATATGCAACTGTTACTAAGGGAGATGAAGCAGTTTCTGTTGTTGCATCTCCCTGTGTTGCATATAAAAACGTATTTCCAGCAACTGTTAGGATTTTAAATCCTATATGTCTAGATGTGTATGTATGTCCGGCCCCACTCACAGTAAGTGCACCAAGCCCAAAAAAAGATGAACCAGCTTCACTACCTCCTGTTGTAACAGTATTTTTTGATACTGTTACAGAGAAAGTTGGACTACCTAAATATATATTTGTATTAGAAGTATTATTATATAGTTGCCAACTGCCAGCTATGAATTGACCTGATGATGCTGTTGTTCCTAGTGTCATTCCTCCTGCGGCACCTGTTGCTGTTAATGAACTTACTCCGTATGGGGTTGAAATTCTTTTCAAAATTGTTCCTGTTGCATCACTGTCAAATACATTGGTCATTATCATTGATGGAGTAACTGAAGATGTTGGTGCTGCAAAAGTTCCGTCTCCTCGAAGAAATGTAGTCGTATTGTTTGGTGGTGTTGGCACTCCTCCTCCTACAGTTGCTGACATAGTGGCTACACTTCCAGTGGCTATTGGTGTACTAAATGTTTGAATACCTGTGAAAGTATTAGCTGCATCTGTGCGAGCTATGGTCGCAGAAGTTGTAGGAAAAGTATATGTCTGTGAATCTGTTCCAGTAAGTGTTACTGAACCATTAAAAGTTAAAGTCTTACCAGCTTGGCCTGTGAGAGTATAAGTTCCTGTGGTAAAAGTATTTCCATTGACACTAGTAGGCGTAATCGCTCCGAGAGTAAGAGTTATCGCGGGAGTAGTAGTTGCAGTCGCTACAACACCTGAAACACCGTTGGCGCTCGTTACAGAGACACTTGTAACAGTTCCTGTTCCTATTCCGCCTACGATAGATACTTTAAGCCCCTTAGTTGCATCATCTATTCGTAACATTTTAATAAACTTATTACTATCGTCAGTAACTGCCATTGCTACTACTTTATTATTTGAATCTATTTTACCGGTTTCATCAGCCATTTTATTTATACTCCAATTACTAATAAGTTTCCATTGTCATCACAACGCAACGCTTCTACTTGACCTGTTGTATCGTTCCAGCCTAGAAGTGTTGCGTTATCATTCCCATCTATTTTTGCATTGTTTAATGGGGTGTATGTTCCACTGCCCACACTTGCTCCAAAAACTTCTAAATAATCAAGTACAGCATCGCAATTCATTGCTTCTGTAATGCCAGTGGTCTCGTTATAAGCCAAGAGTGTTGGTTTGTCGTTGGCATCAATTTTTGCTGTACTTTGATTACTCATTAGAATGTAGAAATTACTTCTTTTAATTTAGCGACTTTATCTTTCCAATTTCTTATATCGTTGTTTAAATCATCTCTTCCATCTAGGATGTCTACTTCTCTTTGATGTGTTGACAGTTCTGTGGCTACAACTTTATCTTCTCTATCTTTAAGTTCCATGATCTTAGTAGTATGTTCTGCCGATTTCGTTGCTATTTCACTATTTAAGTGAGCTAATACATCTTTTTTACTTAATATTTCTTCATCTAGTTTAGTTGCTTCTGTATTCTTTTTTACTACTGAAGCACTTACTGTGGAAAGAAGTTCATTTTGATAAATGTTTTCTTTAGTAGCTCTATCGGCTTCAAGTTTTGTACTTCTGAGTTGTTTAGTAGCATTTACTATTTCACTTTCAAGTACAGCAAGACGTTTCTGAGTTACATTTATCGCTTGTAATTGGTCAAAACTAAGTTTTGGATTCTCTGTTGGTGTATCATTCATAAAATTATGGTGCAAATTCTGTTACTACATAGCGTGGACTAGTGCCAGCAACTGTGATAATTTCTGTATATATTACTCCTTGCTCTTGACCAACACTTCCTCCACTCCCATCATCATTTACTGAACCTGCTTTTAATGATATGTGAAAAATAGATGTACTAGCCCCTGAACCTAAAAGAACAAATAAAGCATTAGTTCCTAGATTTTGAATACTCCAACCTACTCGTGCTGGATTTGATGCTAAAGCAGTTGCACTACCTATGATTGCTGGTGTATTTACATTCTGTGTTTGTTGTGCAGTTATCATTTATTTAATGCCTCTTTTGCAATTCGGAGTGTTCTTTGTTGCGTTTCGAGGTGTTGTTCTCTTTTAATAATATCGACTTCTTTTTCATTAACTTCTTTTTGTCTGATTTCAATAAGTGATAGGGCAACTTCATACTCCTTTTTTCTCTCATCAGTTTCTGATAGAGTTTTTTCAAAGGATTTAGTTTGCATGTGATGTTCTTCTCTAGCAATCTCATACTCTCCTTGAGCCAATTTTTTAAGACTGATAGTTTCAGATTTTGCCTTTTCGATTTCACTGTTTTTTTGTACTATTTCTGTTGCGACTTTTCTTATATTTTCTTGTTCCCTATCTAATAATTTTTTTTCTTCTTTCATTTCATCTTTGAGGAGAAAGATATTTTGTTTTTCTTGGATTTGTTGGTTTTTGATTGAATTTATTTCTTTCCATTCATCATCCAACGGCGCAAGAAGTTTTTTACGATAGACTTCTGCTTCTTCGGTTTGCTTCTTAAGATTATCTCTAACAGTAATATAATCATCTATTTCTTTTTGAACTAATCTGATAGATTCTGATCTCCATTCTTTTAATCTTTTTTCTTCGTTGGCAGAAGTTTCTCGAAGTTTATCTATTCGTGTAGCCAAAGCAATCCCTGAATCAATTTCTTTCTTTCTTTCATCATTTTTTGCTTTCTCTACATCTTGTTTTCGTGGAAGTAATCTCATTAGTTCATTACGCCAAGTTCTGGAATTTCGTAGTCCTTGAATGCTTGATTTAAATCTACTCCTTTTCCTAAAGCCTTACTACCTCTGAAGTCTGCTTCTGAGGGTTTTGGCAATTCCTTAACTTCCATATTAGATTTAGGCAAAGCTGTAAGACAAGCCTGTATAACATCCATGTATTCAGTATCTTCGTCATAAGTAGCTGGAATATATCCACCCTTTTTGACTAAATCTGCATATCTTTTTGTTGTAAAGAACCAAGCTGTTGCATAATTCTTAGCAAATTGTTTGCGGATATTTTGTATCTCTTCGGGAGTTGTACTTGGGATTAAAAGCGGAACTGTTGTCTTGCCTTTAAAAGTATACTCTCGATTATTCCACAAAGTGCTAAAATCTGTACTTACATTTCCTTGCTTATCCTTAAACTTTGCAATCCCTGGATTAGTAAAGTAGAACACCCCATCATTATACAAGCCTACACCATAATTATTGTTTTCCATATTATCTCCTTTCAGGCAGGAGTCGCTCCATTTAAAATAATAAATTTAACCTTCTGCCCTTATACTCACCCCTATAATAAGGGGCAAAGTAAGGGCAGAAATTACCTCTAAAGTTGCAACGTAACCATTTGCACCTTTGTGTCTTCACCTGCTACTGTTGCTGTTCCGACTCTTGAGCGAGTCGCAACTACATAAGTAACAACTGAACCTGCCACTGAACCTCCTGGCATAACATCTAAACCAATAGCTGTAGCACCACCATTCAAGATACCCACAGAACCATTTTTAACTATCCAACCGTAACTAGCGACAGTCGCTGTCGAAGCTGGAATAGGGTAAATAGTTGCACCAATAACCTGACCTGTTGCTGTTGTAGGACAAACAACTACTCCTGAGGTAGTAAAGTCTGTTCCGTTTCTACTTCCATATTGAGGAAGAGTAAGAGAACCTTTACTATCTGAAGTAAGAGTTGCTACTGACAATGGCTCTTCAAGAGTAAGTACAACTGTACCTGATGTTGAAGTCTGGGCTGGGTGAGAAGCAATACGGAATGTTTGACCTGCTCCTGTTCCTGCACTGATAATCAAGTAACCACCTTGATACTGGTTAGCTGTTACTGCTGTACCTCCTAATGTTGCAGTAATAGCTGTTGCCCCAATAGTCGCAGTTGAAAGAGTAAGTCCAGTATGGTTAGCACCGATAGTAGCTGGAGACTGAATAAGTCTACCTGAAACTAATGCTGTGCCTCCATTTTGAACTAAAACGACAATTTTACCATCGGCTGTTTGAAACGGCTGACCTACTTGGGTTACAAGTGAAACATCCGTTGAAGTTGCAGTATTTGTCATTCCTCCGTTGATACCGAAGAGAGACATAAACGCACTTTTGAAATCTGATATATACATTTTATAATTCGTTAATTAATAATCTGATAATATTACGCCATTACAAAATATGTAAATGACGGGGTTGCTGCATAAACTCCTCCTGCTGGCCATGTAAGTACAAAGGTCGTAGCAGTTTGAGTTATGATTGGCATCGTATTCACTCCACCTGCCGCAGCATTTGCAGGAGCTACAATAACAAACTTTGGAGCTACTGTGTAAGTCTTATGGAAAGTGCAAGTAAGCACTGTTCCTGAAGCTGGTGTTCCTGTTGTAGTGAATGTTCCACAAACATCAGTCGAACCTGCTGTTATAACAGTCGCTGATATACCTGTTGCATTTGTAGTCATTACTGGAGCTGTACCACCTCCAAGGTTTGCTGTTAAATGTCCATTACTGCCTACTGTAAACACGTTTCCGGTTGCATCGTTACAAGCGATATAAAATCCTGTTGTGAGCGTTGCAGAAGTTCCATTGATAACCAATCCTTTACCTGAAGTAATACCTGTGCCATTGATCACAACAATTGAACCTGTTGTTGCAGAGTTAGCTGTTGCAGAAATTATGCCTGTGGTACCTGTATACACTCCAGTTGTGGAAACCTTGATACCGTTACCAAGTGTTGCTGCTCCCATAAGGACGTTAATGCCTCCTCCTGTTGCAGTAAGACTTGCTCCTCCTGATGTAATTTCCAATCCAAATCCATCCGTAAGCGATGTTCCTGAAATACGAGCTAATCCAGTTGAAGTAGTTGCCGAATTAGCTGCGATGTTTAGAACTTCACCCGTTGTTACTATTGTTCCTGTTGAAGTAAGACTGAGGACAGTTCCAGTCGTAAGACCATTACCTGTCATCAAAGCTACTACGCCAGTTGTTGCGCTATCTCCAATGTTTTGGAAAGAACCTACACCTGTGTACACTCCACTGTTTGTAATAGAGAATGTTGCACCTGTAGTGTTGCTTCCACTGATGTTTCCTTGAGCCGAGATTGCTAATCCGTTAAGAGTAGTGCTCGCAGGTAAATCACAAGTGTTAGAACCACTGTTGAAGTTGATGTTTTGAAGTGTATTTAATCCATTAGACGAAGCTACTGGTAATGCACTCTCTATTGTTGTATCTCTTTGTGGTGCTGCCATATTTAAATTCGTTTAAGTTAATAATAAGGCGACCTTTAGATACCTGTTACTCCTGTTAATACTCCGTTACGCTTTGGAGCCGTACAGATAAGTTGTCCTCCTAAAATCATGAACCCATTGATAGCTCCTTGGTTATAGGCATGAATCCAATCTGTCCAAGTGAATGCTTTAGTAGCATTAGATGGAGCATATTCGTAGATGTTACCTTTGATGAGTTCTGTCTTCAAAGAAACTGGGGTACCACGATACCAGTTAAGTCCGTACCAATGTAAGTAATCCAAGTTCAAAAGATAGAAATCTCCTGAAGCAATTTTGTCATCACGGAAGATTGTCAAACCATCCCATACCAATCCAAGACTCTTTCGAGTAGGAGTGTTGTAACCTGTTCCTGCATTCATACTACTGAAATCAGAGTATGTATTGCGTTGAAAAGTTTGGAATAATTGTTCACAGTAGGCCCACACTGCATATGTTGTAATAGCAAATGTAGGTTGTACTTTACCGCTAGTAATAGCGTTAGCAAGTTGTCGAATTTTCAAAAGAGAAATTGTACCATTTGAAGCTGTTACTGTAGCCTTCAAACCTGCGTATGCAGCACGAGGTAATCCTCCGTAATTAGCAGCAGTTGTTCCATCATCCACAATGTTAGCCAAACCTGAAGGAGCTTTACCTCCGAATGAAGTACCGTCTCCTTGCAAGAAAGTACCGATGTCATCAGCACCATCCTGAGCACGAGAAGCCATCGCAACTTTTGAAAGTTTGATAGTCTGTAGTTTTGTATTGTTTACTGATAAATCAGAACCTGCAAGAGCTACGTTGGTAGCTACGAAACTAGGGTAGAATGTCATGTTTACTGAAACTGGTTGCTGTGTTGTAGGAAGTTGATCATATCCTGAAAAGGCGACAGAAGCCACACCTTTCTGGTATTTGATAGGAAAGTCCATGTGCGAACCATCCCATTTCTTTGTATTTTCTAAAATGTAACCAAAGAAAAAGTTATCATTTAATACCAAATCTACCCAATCAGGGGCGAGATATTTGTTTGTTGTGGTATTTATATTAATTGTATCAATAAAATTTTGTGCTTAATATTTTATTGTTTGTGTGTATTTTTTACTATTACAAGATTTGCAAAATCAACACTAAACTTTATTATTAAACCGATTAATTACTTATAATGTTACTTTGATAATGATTCTATGAAATCGTCTGAATTACTAAATGGTGTTCTGCCTCTTTTTAAGATTGGTTCACTACTTGTTTCAGCACTTCTTTGCATAGAACGTGAAGCTAGTTCCTTGGCCCTATTTGAAACTCCTGTAGACTTCTTTAGTTCACTGAATGTTTCCCATGCGGAGTTCATATCAGGATAATCTACAATGTCTCCGTACTGGTCTTTTGGTGCTATCTTCTCTACGAATGAAGCAAATTCTTGACGTGTTTTCTTTCCTAGTGTAGTAGAGAAATCAAAGTCATAATTTTCTTCAATGTTTTCAAAAGCTGTTTCAAGCTCCTGTTCGGCTTCTCTGTCGGCTTCCAATTCTCTATTTTTTAAAGATTGAAACTCCTCCAATGCTTCTGCCTTTGCACTACCCTTTAAAGTATCGAGATAGTTTCCAAATCTTTTAATCATGGCTACCTTTTCAGGGGTATCATTACCAATCATTTGGGCAAGCATCTCGTTTTTTTCGGTATCTACTTGAGGTGTTTCTCTCGTAGATTCTGGCTTAAAATTCTCTAGTCTCTTTGAAATTTCTTTCTCTATAAACTTTTGAATCTTAGGGTCTTTGTTGAAGGGTAAAGGTTTTTCTTCCTTTGACTCTTTAACTTCTTCTGCGACTTCCTCTTTCTTCTCTAAATGATTAAAAGGGTCTTCGCTCTTATTTTCCAATGGGTAGGCATTACTTTTACTTGCCAAGTCTCCCATAAATTCTTCTAACTCACTCTTATTTTTATCCATATATTTGCAAGCTGTTTCAGGCACAGTCAGGGAAGCCTATGGTTATAATAATTTACTCGGAATTGTTCTTTAGCGACTTCAACCGCGAAAAAGTCGTAATGCTATCTATCTAATTGGCATTGTTCCTTTCGCCTTATGTAGAGCTTTTGCTTTTTGCATTCCTTTACTATGCACACCGTGTCCCTTCATTTCACTATCACCTACTAATCCACGTCCTTCACTTTTTGCTCTATCAAATATCTTATCCATTCTTGCATTCCGTCTTTGTGCACCCGTTGTATGATTAGCCATATATTTATTCTTCTTTACTTAAATTTAATTCTTCGTCGACCTTTATTGGTTCTGCATTATCATTCATATATTTGTATTTATTTATTCTTATTAACTATCGACTTTTATATTTTAGGCTGGGCTGTTCCTTGGTTAATAGGCACTTGAGACAAACTTCCTGAAGCAGGTGGGGCTGATAATGATTCTGATTCTCCTCCTCCTTGAACTCCATTTTGTATATCAGGAGGATTTTGTGTATTTGTGCTATCAGGTTGCTGTCCTAATTCAGGGAAATAAGTTGCTAGATACTGCTGTGGATTAATGGTCCACAAAACTAATCTCTTGGCTGAATTTACTGGGTCTGGGTCATTGATAGCTTTCATAAATCCGATAGGATCTATTGCCTTACTACTCCATCTTTCAATCGCCATATTCTGTTCACTAATCTCATCTTTAGGCGACATACTATCCGGCTGAACTGAAACTACATATTGCCTTTCATGTCCTACCATCATCAAGCCTACATATTCAACAGCGCTTGCTTGCCCCATAATGGCCGCGTAATGCTTTTCATCATAGAAAACATAAGTCATTTGGAGCATCCAATTAAAGAATGATTGAGCCACTGTTTCAAGTGAATCTCCCATACCTCCACCTATTCGTGAGTTATCGTGTTCTTGGTTGAGTATGTTATTTCGTACTCTTTGGTCAGGCTTAGTATTAGCCGATAGCCCTTGAGTTCCGTAAATACTTCGTAGGGTTTCTTTATCTATCTCTTGGCTATTGAGTATCCCTTCAGGTAAAGGATTGGCTGGTAAACGCTCCACACTACCCTTGGGAGCGAGTATAGGGTCGCCTTGCTCTATTGCATCAGCTCCTTGATGAGCTGTTTCAGAAGTGAAATATGCCTCATCCATCAAGATAGCATTATTGCCATGAGCTAAGTTCTTTTCTATCTGTCCGTCTCGTGCGTTGATTCTATCTTGATTGGCTATGTTCTGTTCAATTAAGTTAGTGAAGTCGTCAGGTTGTTCTTGTAGATTAAAAACTGAAAGGAAAGTATAAGGCTTTTTAGGTATGGCGTAATGATTTGTTTTGTCTTCTTCGTAGTTAAAGAACTCATTTTTATGTTTATCTAAAATCTCTTCTTCGTAGGTTGTAAAGCAATAATCATCTGTCCACCACTCTGTGCGAATGACTAGTGTTCCCATTTTACCTCCGACTCTAGTTGCTATATATTCCTTATGCCCAGGAAACTCATCTACGAGTTCTTGAGCTGTACTTTGTATTCTTTCTCCGAGCCAACCTATAAATTCTCCAAAAACATTTACATATCCATCAGGATCAAGTAGGAAGTTTTTACGCTTGCGTATATCTACCCTAATTTGATTAGTCTTTGTATCCCAACCATATTTCATTACAGCATTGAAGTATATAGACCAATGCCAAACCATTAAACCGAGTAGTTTTCGTAATCCCAGAGTCATCGCCAAGAACTGTAGTACTGTCTTCACATCGTTGGAGGCTAGCTTGCCTTCTTCTGTGTTGTCTGAAAAGACGACAGGTTCAGGATTCTTGGCTAATGCTTGGGGGACAAATGTTGCGGTTGCTTCAAACAACAGATTACTCGGTATTGTTTTGTTATTTAAACCTGTCTGTCTTTGTATGCCTAATAGGTATGCTTTGTTTTGTTTGACTCGTGGCAAATACTTTCCGTCATAAGGAGCATACTTTTCTTCATAACCATGCTTAAGAGTAATCAACTCTTCATTTGACATATCCAACTCTAAAATATCTATTTCATCACCAACTATTCCTTCCTGTTGGTATGGAGAATCAGCCACCTTGTTTTCTGGTGAACCTATTAAATCTGATACTCCTGCGATATTTAAACCAAAGTTATCTAATTCATTCATTAAACAAAAAAAGACGACAGACCTTCTGGCCGCCGTCCTGTGTGTCAGGTGAAGCTATTAATAATTTACATTATCGCACTAGTAAAAAATGTGTCAAGTATTTAAGTTTTACCAAAAGTGGATAAACTATCTACTCTATGATTTTTAGTAATTTCTATATTGCTAATTTTTCCCTCTCCATCAAAATTTATAACTACTTTTCCGTAACGAATATCAAACACTCCTAAAGCATCAAGGGCGTTCATTGTCGCCCACATCTTCGCTTCTTTGCCTTGTAAGATTATAGTGGTATTCATAAATCTATCACGGTTTCTCCGAGATATGAAGTATCCGGTGTAGTTATACTTCCATTAAATGCCTTAGGTATTTTACTTATAATACTTCCTTTATGGATGATTTGTGCTAAATCTTGCGTAAATCTATCTAGGCCTACCAGAGCATAAATCATACTCATAAACCAGTGGTCAGCTCCCTTACGTTTCCAAACCCATCTCCAACCATACTGAGGGTCATTCTCATCACCTGTTATTTCCTTTATGCGATAAATATTCAAACATTGTTCAAAGAAAGGTTGCCAATCTTCTTTACTTCCATTAAATAATATTCTCTGTTCGTTTATTTGGTCTACTGCTAGCTGTATCAATCTATTTCTATCAGCTTCTACCTTGCCAAGCTCGTCGTTCTCTGCCCAAGTTATTATTTGCTGTGTACGTTTCTCTTTAGTAAACCAGCACAAAAATACTCTACCTCGATATTTAGTTTGCAACTTGCGTATACCTATCAAATCACCACCTTGGTCGCTTATCATTATTGCTCTAGGAAAACGAACCATCAGCTTGTCTAGTTCGTCATAAGGGTCATAGTTAGGGTCATTCACTTCTTGCGGACTTTGACAATACCCATGATAGAATACTCCCTGCTTATTCATTAAAGTATAATAAATATCGTGTCCTGTATCTACTCCTATTATTGTCCTACCCTCTTGTGCATTAACTTCAGGTGATAGACACTTAGTTAAAGTTAGCAAAGAAAGTAAATCATTAGGACTTACATAAGGTTCTCCTAACCATTTCTGTTTATATAATATAGGGCGTTTTAACTTATCATCTGCAATTTCTTTTTTTATAACATCAGGTAAAAATCCATATTTTTCAGCGACATCATAGTTTACGTTTATTATCAGAGTATTCGGTCTTCCTTCTTCAACGAGTCTGGTATGCACCGGATCGCTTACATTCAATCTGTTATAGGTATAAATAATCTGCGAACCCTCTTTACGTATTGTCGGTGTCAGTACCTCTAAACTTGTTTTAGTAATAGTCTGCGCTTCTTCCACCCAAGCTATATCAATGCCTTCGATAGATTTGATTGACTGTTCGTTGTTCCACAATCCTTTGAATATAAAGTCTGAACCAGTAACTCTGTTTGTGATTGTTTTATCAGTAACAATAAAATCATTTAGTTCATACTGTTTAATTAAATCACATAATAACTGATGAGAACTTTCTGCAATGGAGTTTTGAAACTCACGAAAGCACCCTATACGTGTTTTTCTTTCTCTTGCTCTAATTAAAAGAACTCTCGCTACAGTGTGTGACTTTAACGAATATCTTCCTCCATAGACTGCCGCTTCTCGCCAATCACTATCAAAGC